CCGACAGCCGCCCGCGTGGACCGTGCCAGGCGCTCGCGCTCGAGGTCGGCAAGCTCGGCGAGGTTCGCGCGTGCGTCCGCGGCGAGCGACCCGTACTCCTCGCGCAGCTCGGCGAGTGGTGTCCGGACGTCCTTCAGCAGCGCCACATAGCGCGACGTGCTCCGGCTCATCGTCTCGAAGGCGTCTTCGGCTTCTTCGGCGCCCTCCTCGGAGGCGGTCAGCCACTGCGTCACCGCGGCGCCCGCCGCGATAGCCCCGATCGTCACGAGGCTCACGGGGCTGAGCATCGACATGAACGCCGCGCCGAGCGACCGGACGGCCCCCGCCGCCCCCATCGGCCCGATCACCTGGGTGATCTGCGTGCCCTGCTGGATCGCGAGCTGGAGCGGATTCTGGCCTGCTGCCAGCATCACGCCGATGTCGTTGAACTGCGCCGTCAGGTTGCCGACCTGGCCGGCCGCGGCCGCGTTGGCCTGCGCGACCCGCCGGGTGGCCGCCGACTGCGCGTCGGCCGCCGAGGCTGCGGCGCGGGACTGCGCGGCGGCCGCGCGCGCGGCGCCGGCGAGCCTGTCGGTCGCGGCGTCGGTGCGGCGGGCCTCGGCGCCGGCCTCGCGGACGGCGCCCTTCATCCGGTCGATCTCGGCGCGCAGGGACTTGATCTCGGCGCGGGCCGCGTCGCCCTCGGCGGTCAGGAGGATGGAGGCCTTGAAGCTCACCGTCGCGCCTCCACCATCGCCTCGAGCGCGCCGGCCTCGATCGCGCGCACGTCCTCGAAGAGGGTCGCGGTGGCCTCGATCCCGGCCAGCTCCCAGGCGGCCCGCAGCGCGCCGTAGTCGAGGCCGGTCCGGATCACGGCGCCGTCGAGCGAGGCCGTGCGCCACTGCGTCGAGACGGCGGCGAATGCCTCGATCGCGGGGCGCAGCCAGGCCCAGATCCCGGCCTCGGCGGCTGGGCGGACGAGGTCCGCCTCGCTCAGGTCGAGGCCAAGCGCCGCAGCGTCGGACAGCGCCCCGTCGTTGCTGGCCGGCCGGGTCGGGCCGGTCGCCCAGGCGCGCCCGGCCGCCATCAGTTTCCCAGCCGCGCCCCGCTGAGCGCCAGGAAGTAGCGCTGCACGATCGGCGCCTTGATCCAGCGGCGCTTCAGCATCGCGGCCTTCAGCGCCGCGTCGTCCGCGATGGGCTTGCCGTCGTCGTCCACGACGTCCGGGAAGCCAAGCACGACCGCGTCGATCAGCGCGTCGCTGCCGTCCTCGCCCTGGAGGTCGAAGCCGTCGATCTCGTCGTCGGGCAGCGCGGCGCAGCGGACCTTCAGCTCGGCCGGCTCGTGGCCGGGCAGCGCGATGGGGACGGTGAGCAGGATCTCGGGGCGGGGGTCGAAGGTGAACATGCGGGACCTCAGGAGCAGCCGATGAAAGGGAGGAGCGGGAGGCGGAGGAGATCCGCGATCTGCCCCGCGATTGCCTCGAGCAGCCAGAAGGCAGCGACCCAGAAGGCCAGGCAGAAGGCCAGCAGGGCGAGACATGCCCCGGCCAGGACCGCCTCGCGCATCAGGTCAGCTCCAGCGTCCACTGGTCGTCGCCGGTCGTGCGCAACGGCGACAGGCGCAGCGGCCACTCGGTGACGTTCTGGCTGTTCTCGATGCCCTCGGGGCGCATCACCTGCGCACGCGGCACGTCGAGCGTCGCGATCCGGCCGGCGGTCGTGCCGTGAACGAACTCGACCGGCACCTCGGCCTGGTCGGATGCCTTCTGGAACGGGTTCCAGGTCGTCATCGGCACGGCTTCGACGGTGGCGGTCAGCGCGTCCTCCCGGTCGGTGATGACGACGCCTTCGGTGTTGAGCAGGAACCGGGTCTCGACGGCGTTGGCCAGGTCGAGCATCAGCGCGCGCGTCGCGAAGGTGACGCCGTCGATCGTGCAGGTCGGGACGAGCGTCGGCGTGCCGAGCTGCGGCTTCTGGAAGGCGGCGTAGCTCGGCGTCGGGCGGGCGGCCTCGACGGGCACCTTGTAGAGGCCGGTGAAGGTGAACTCGAGATACGGGATCGCCTGCCCGGTCCAGTTCAGCCTGGCCGTCCCGCGCGCGCCCGGGATCGCGAAGAGGGTGCCGCCGATCATCAGGTGCAGCGTGACGCTCTCATGGCCGGTGCTGACCGGGTTGTAGGTGACCGAGGCCCCCGCGGCGACCGTCTGGGCGCAGGCGCAGGCCCGCAGCAGCGGCCCCCAGGCCGGCGGCGTGCCGGCGGTTCCCGAAGGGGCGAGCTCGACCTTGAAGCTGATCTGCTGGTGCAGCTCGGCCGGGATCGAGCCGGTCGGCCCCAGCCAGGGCACGTCGAGATTGCGGTCGACGTCGCTGCCCATCATCGGCGAGATCGAGACGTCGATCGCGTAGATCGCGTTCGACCCGTTCGGCGCCACGGGCGTGCCGTAGCTGCTCTCGATCGCGGCGAGGACGAGCTTGTCGCGCCAGGAGATGGTCATGACGGCTCCTTCCGGGGCTTGGGCTTGGGCTCGGCAGGTGCGGGCTCGGCCGGCGCCGCGGACGCGGTGCCGCCCTCGCGGGTCAGCGTCCCGTCGGGTGCGCGCGTGAAGCTGCCGCCCTCCCGGGGCAGGGTGCGGTCGGTCATCGGTCGATCCTCAGCTGGTCGGAGATGGAGACGTCGATCTGGTAGAGAAGCGTGCCGCGGTTCATGCCGCGCAGCTCGGCGCGGTCGAGCTCGAAGACCCCGACCGAGACCGGCGCGGGCCCCCAGCCGAGCAGCGCGGCCAGCACGGCCGCGACGAGCTCGTCGAGCGTGGCCTCGGTTCGGTCGTGGGACTGGCCGTGGGTCCGCAGCGTCAGCAGGATCGAGAAGCGGCGCTTGACGTCCTGCACGAAGATGCCGGCCATCGACCGGCTCGGCCCGGCGCCCAGCCCGAGCGGGATGACGTTGGCCGCGGGCGTGACGTGAGGCAGGCGGTTCTCGCGGATCATCTCCGCGAGCTCCGCCTCGCCCTCGACCCGGCCCGACAGCGCGGGCACCTCGGCCTTCAGCCGCGCGATCAGGTCGGCCGCGGCGACCATCAGATGTAGCCCTTCAGCCCGTCGCCGGTCATCGGACGCGGACGGTCGGTAAGCCGGGCGCCGGACCCGCCGGTCGGCTGGGCGGGCCTACCGGCGATCGGCAGGCGCACCTTGCCGTCGGCGATGCGGCGCAGATCCGCGAGCGCCTGCTCGTGGTCGCGCACGACCTTCGCGTCGGGCTCGTGCGGGTGCAGCTTGTAGAAGGCGATCGCGCCGGCGATCTCGGTCAGCAGCGGCGGGACCTCGGCCACGGGCAGCGCGTAGCGGCCTGCAATGTGGCCGTCGATCACGGCGTCCGTGTCGGCCAGCGCGCGGTTGACGGTGTCGACATCGACGAGGCCCGTCGCTGCCTCGCCCCGGTCGGTCAGCGCCACCAGCGCACGGGCACCGTAGCGATCCTCGAGCTGTTCCTGGGTGACGTAGGGCATGGGCAAGCCTCGGGCCGGGGTGGATCGGTGCGGGCGGCCGATGGGGTCGGCCGCCCGCGAGGCCCTCGCGGGCATGCCCTGCGCTCCGGGACAGACGGTCGGGGCGCGCGGGAGGGGAGAGGCGCTAGCGCGCGAGGCCGGTGGGAAGGCCGGAGACGGCGAGCGCGGGGTCGGCGATCAGTGCCTCGACCTCCTGCTCGGTCAGCTCGGCGAGCGGGATGCGGACCGCTTCGGCGCCGAACTGACGGCCGGCCCGGCGGCGACCCCGCGCAGGGCCGACGACCGTGAGGACGGCGGGCTGCTCTGGCCGGATCACGGCGGGGTCCTGCGGACCTGCGCCCTTCGGCTCGCGGGTCGCGATGCCGGGCGCGGCCACCGGCTCGGCATCCGATCCGGACGGGGCGGGATGCGATCCCGCCTCGACCTCGGCGGCGGCCTTTCGTGTTGTCTTTGAGCTATGTGCCATCGTCGCCTCCTCAGCCCAGCCAGGACGTCACAAGCATGTCCGCGCTGTCCTTCCAGATGTTGGTCGCGCCGTCGGCGTCGCGCTCGGCCATCAGCAGCGCGCGCGCCTTGCCCTCGAGCGTCTCGGGAACGACCAGCAGCAGCTTGCGCCCGAGGCCAAGCGGGCGGTCGTAGTCACCCTTGAGCCCGCGGATCGAGGCGCGCGCGACGGCATAGTTCGCCGGCGTCAGCTCCGCCTTGGATCCGAAGGCCATCTGCGGGAAGCCGTAACCCACGTTGCAGCGTCCGTCGGTGCCGTAGATGTACTGCTTGAGCATGAAGACGTTGTCATCGTCGGGCTTGTCCTTCGAGACGAGCGTGAAGGGCTCGCGCAGCTGGTAGATGATCGGCTTGATCGACCGGCTCACGTCGAGCAAGAACCAGGGCGTGCCCGCGCCGGCCTGCATGTTCGACCAGCTGACGGTCCGGCCGGCCGCGTCGAGGCGCGGGTGGTCCGTGTCGAAAAAGAACTGTCCGTCATAGCAGGCGCGTTCGAACCCGCCGGCCAGTGCGCCGAACACGAGCTGGTCGGGCAGCGCGGCGACGGCCTCGCCCATCTCCTGGAACATCGGTCCGTAGATGCCGAGGTTGTCGTCCTTGATGTCGTTGCGGTCGACGCCGATCGTCTGCTCGAAGTCGCGGTTGACGATCTCGTAGGCGTGCTCGGCCATCATGTTGATGACGCGCTCGCCGATCCACTCCCGCATCGACGGGAACTTGCCCAGCCAGCCGTAGGTGTTGGACTTCGACGCGGAGGGCACCTGGAAGGCGATGCGCGCCCAGTCGCTCTCGGCCTGGCCGAGGCCGCGGTTGAACGCGGCGCTGACGGTCGTCCGAAGGTCGGCCAGCAGGGCCGCGGTGATCTGTGCCATTCTATTCCCCTCAGGTGGCGCGGGTCAGGGCTTCGTCGAAGCGCACCCAGACCCCGTGCTGGTCGACGCGGGTGACGATGCCCGCCTTGGAGCGGCTGCCGCCGCCGTTGGTGCGCGCGACCGTCTGGTCGTCGACGGCCCAGCAGGCCGCCCCGATGTCTGCGGCGGTGATCGCGTCTGCCGCGGCCGAGTTCTCGTAGGCGAAGATGCCGCGCTCGACGCGCAGCGTCTTCGCGCCGGCGGCGCCGCCGGCGTTGTCGACGCGCTCCTCGGCGCGGCCGACGCCGGTCAGCCCGGTCGCGGCCTTGCCGCGCACGAGGTTGCCCGCGGCGTCGCGCATCACGATGGCGCCCGCGTAGATCGTCTCGCCCGCGGCGACGGGGCCGTCGAGCACGTCGCCAGCGCGCTGCGGCGTGCGGCGATCCTGGGTCAGCGCGACCATCAGGCGGCCTCCTCTTTCTGACGCCTGAGCTCGGCGGCGAACTCTTCGGGGGTGACGCCCAGCTGGGCCGCGAAGGCGCGCTGGTCGGCGTTGAGCTCGATCCCCTCGCCCTTGGCGGCGGGCGGCTTGTGGTCGGTGGAGGTGCGACCCAGATTGGGCAGCCCGGCGACCGTCTCCTTCGCCCTGGCGGGGTCGGCCATGTGCAGCTCGACGATCTGGTCGCGCAGCGCGGCTGGAATATAGGTCAGCCCCGCGATCGCCTCGTCCACGAACCGCTCGGAGGCGGCGCGACGGTTGCCAGCCTCGAGCGCCTCGATCCGCGCCTGGAGCGCGATGTTCTCGGCGTCGGGTACGCGCTTGGCCTGCTTGGCCGTCGAGACGACCGTCGCGGGCGCCGCGTCCTGAGGCAGGCCGAGCGCGACCCCGATCTCGGCCATCTGCGACTGAAGGGCCGCGCCGACCTCCCCGCCGCCCTTCAGCGCCTCGATTGCGGCGAGCATCTCATCCTCGGTCGCGCCGGCCTGCAGGCCGAGCGCTTCGATCAGCCGGTCCATCGACGGCTCCTCCTCGTGGTGAAGTGTGGCCATCCCCCGCAGGTTCGGCCGGTTGGTCAGAGAGACGTTGCGGATCGCGATCACCGCCTTGGTCTTCGGGTCGCGCGCCAGCGCCGGCGAGATTCCGATGTAGTCGCCACGGCGCATCGCAGCGCGGCCGCGCGCGTTCCAGTCGACGCGGGCCCAGATCCCGTTGTCGCGGACCTCCATGCTGGGGATCCAGCCGAAGGCCGGCGACGGCCCGCCCTTGGGCGCGGCAAGGTAGGTCGCGTGGTTTTCATCGACCGACAGCCGGCCCGTCTGCGCGAACGAGGCCTCGACGATCGCGTGCAGGTCGTCGAGCAGGTAGGGGCCGCGCCCGTCGTTGGTCTCGACGCGCGGACCTGCGGGCAAAACGTGGATCATCTCCGGCACCTCGCCCGTTCGGGCGATGGGAAGCGCGGACTGGAGGAAGACGGGCTCGTCGGTCATGCGGGCAAACTGCCCCACCCCGAAACCCCGATACATCCACAAGGGTTTGCGGATGCCCTCGAATGGGCTTCGAACGCCCCCTCGACCGTGTCAGGTCGGAGGGCGCGGCGTCAATCGTCCGTCACGCGGCCCAGCCATTCGCCGACGATCTTGACCAGCTCCGTTTCGTCCTCGGCCGAGATCCCGAGATACGGCCTGGCCGGGATGTCCCCCCAGGGGATCGGGCTGCCGCCCTTCGTGGCGCCGAACGCGCCCTTGGCCGCCCCGCCCTGCATCACGGCCGCGTAGATCAGGGTCGAGCCCACCTCGACGAAGCGCGGGCCGTGCCGCGGGAAGATCGACCGGCTCAGGCCGCCGGACTTCACCAGTGGCTTCGTCGAGTATGGGTCGTCGCCACGGGCGTATGCGGCGAGCGTGGCCGGCGTCTTCGGTGCCCAGGGCAGGCCGTCGGGGCCTGCGCCGTCGGCGAAGCGCGTCTCGGTCGCCGCGACCAGGTACTCGCCGAAGTCCTGCATCAGCTCCGTCATGTCGTCGAAGCGGTCCCCGAGCCGGTCGAGAGTGGCGGTCAGGCTGCCTGCCTTGAGGTCGATCTCGATCATGGCTATCTCCTTCCCGTGCCCCCGTGGTGGCGAAGGTCCGCCGCGTTCATAGCGCGGTCCCGTCAGGGAGCTTCGGGGGCACGCTCACCGCACCCACATCGTCGCCAGCGCCAGCATCCGCCGCTTCGGGCTGCGGACCTCCATCGTCACGTAGTAGGTCCGCGCGCCGATCCGCTTGCGGTACTCCAGGAGCGGAAGCCCGACGATGCTGGTGCCGCCGCTCACGATCTCGTCGGGCGCGTCCAGCACCAGGGGGATCATCGCGAAGTCCGCGGGCGCGACCTCGGCCTGGCCCTGCGCCGCCTGGTTCGTCCCCGGACCGTGCCGGCGCATGACGTGCCGCACCGCGCTTGCGTCGATCGCGAAGTCGTAGCCGGTCACGTCCCGGCCCGCGAGGGCCCCGATCCGGTCGCGCTGCGCGGACGGGACGAGGCCCATCGTGCGGAAGCGCTCGACCAGGACGTCCGAGGCGATCGGCGCGCCGCCCCGCTCGCCCAACGCGCGCTCGGCGTAGCGCCGGATGGCGTCGCGGCTCGCGTCGGACCGGCGCACCGCCTCGCCGAGCGCGTCCGCCGTCGATGGCGGCAATCCGTCGAGATAGGCCTTCGCGAGCTCGTGCGGCCAGCTCACGGTCTGCCGTGTCATCGCCCGCACCGTCTCGGCGACCGTCGCGCCCGGCGCATGGTCCCAGCCTCGGTCGATGCCCTTCGGCGCCCCGGTCTTCGGCGAGGGCGTCCGCCAGCTGTCGGGCAGCGCCTTGTCCGGATCGCCGCCCAGGCGCCGGGCCGCGGCGCGCGAGCGTGCCCCGAACACGCGGCACGAGCAGCCCCAGCCGTTGGGCGGGCTGTGCGTCGCCCAGAACGGATGGTCCGCCTCGAGCACCAGACCGTCCCAGGCCAGATGATGGGGCCGCGGGTCGGCAGAGCCGCCGTGACGGTAGACCCAGAACGGGAAACCCGCCTCGATCAGCTGCGCCCGCCTGCCGGCGGCGTAGCTCGTGGCGATGTTGGTGCGGTAGATGACGCGGGTCCGCCAGGCCTCGCCGCGCGCCGTCCCCTCGCCCGTCCAGCCGTGCCAGCCGCGGCGCTCGACGATCGAGCGGAAGTCGCGCCGGAAGTCCTCGAGCGTGGTGCCCTCGGCGATGGCGCGATCGACCGCGCCGGCCAGGTCGGCCAGCAGGTCGGCCTTCGTCGCGCCCGCGACCATGAACGCGCGGTCATGCCCGTCGCCGGCGTACTGGTCCCAGGTCGCGGTCGGGCGCAGCTCGCGCAGCCGCAGGCGGAAGGCCGCGACCTGCTCGTCGAACGGCCGCCTGAGGACCGCGCGTAGCTCAGGCTCCATTGTCGCCTTCCATCTCGACCTCGACCTCGACCTCGACCCGGCCCGCGCCCATCGCCGCGACCATGGCCCGGCCGAGCACCGACTGGAGCGCCGAGGCGTCGAGCGCGCCGAACCCCGCGACGATCATCTCGCGCAGCTCCTCGAGCGACCCGGCCGCCTCGACCATCGCCTCGACGCGCGCGAGCATCGCCTCCATCGCCGGCGCGGCTTCGTCGGCCAGCCGGTCGGTCAGCAGGCCCACGACGCCGGGCTCGCTGAGCGGCCCTGTGGGGCCCGTCTCGCTTTGAAGGGCGTCGCCCCCAGTAAAATTCCGAGTTGGCGCCACAGACCCTTTTAAGTGGGTTTCAAATCGCGTGTTCCGGGGGGCGCGCCCGGGCGCGCCGGCGCCCATCGGGGCTTCGGACGGGTCGCGGGGCTCGGGGGCGCCCAGAATGCGCTCATCGGGCGTGGGTTGCGACAGCCCGAACTTTGCCAGCACCTCCGCCTCGCCGATCCGCGCGCCGACACCCACCAATGCGGGCACGGCCTGCGTCAGCAGTTGAAGATCCTCCTGCTCGGGCCGGCCGATCTTGATGCGCGGGTAGCGCTGCAGCCGCCCGTGGTTGAGCTGCATCCAGGGCTGGATCAAGTCGCGGTTGAGGATGCCGGCGAGCGCCTTCGCATCTGCTCTCTCGATGTCCTCCTGGACGGAGCGATGTTCACGGCCGACGGCGTGGCCGCCCGCGATCGCGTCGGTGGTCGCGGTCTGACCCAGCACCGCCTTCGAGACCTGTCGGTCGAGCCAGTCGGCGCGCTGGAGGTAGAGGTCCGCGCCCGCGGCGAGGTTGCCGGTCTCGACGAAGTCGATGCTCATCGTCTCCGGGATGATCGCCGCGCAGTCGCCCGCGATCTCGCTCACCGCGCGGAACAGCGTGTCCTTGTCGTCTTCCGAGGCGCCAGCGCCCCATTTGCCCAGGCGCAGGGGCTGGCCGTAGGTCTGAGTGAAGATCGCCCAGTCCCGCTGGGTGTAGGCCTTGAACATCCAGTTCCAGGTGGCGACCCGAGCCAGGCCGGAGCGCAGCGGCAACCCGGATTTGGCCGAGAGGCGCGCAAAGACGAACTTGAAAGCGGGCAAGGGCAGCTCCTGCCCGTCGTCGCCCAGCATCAGGGGCGTGCGCAGGTCGACCCGGTCGAAGCGAAACCAGCGGGGATCGCGGTACTCCAGGCGCTGCGGGCGCCACTCGCCTGCGGACCGCTCCCAGACGATCTCGTGGAAGCTGTAACCCTTCCCCACCGCGTCGAGGATGTCGACGAGTTCGTCGCTCAGCTCGTCGCGTCCGAGCCAGTCCTCGACCTCGGCGGCGCGGTCGCGGTCGAAGGCGGTATCGCCGCCTGGCTCGACGGTGATGTCGAGCTGGCTGACGCTGCGCTTCCGAGTACCCAGCACGCCGAGATAGTGCTCGTTGCGCTCCTCGATCGTCTCGGCGAGCTCGAGGTAGCGGACGGGGTCGCCGGCATCGGCCTCGCGCAGGATCGTCGCGAGCCTGACAGGGTCGAGCCCGTCTCCTGGATAGCCGGTCTGCGGGCGCCGCACGCCGCTCGTGCTCGCGCGGGCGAGTTCCTGGCGCAGCTCCGCCCGGCGCAGCGGGCGCCCCCAGCGGTCGAGGATCTGAGGTGTCCTGGCCATCGGGCCCTCCTGTCAGGTGTCGGGGCC